CTTTCAGGGCGGAGCTCTTCAAGAGGAGCTCGCTTACGAACGACTCTTTCAGGGCGGAGCTCTTCAAGAGGAGCTCGCTTACGAACGACTCTTTCAGGGCGGAGCTCTTCAAGAGGAGCTCGTCTACGAACGACTCTTCCATTGCGTATCACACACTGTGCAAATATAGAGAAACTTCATATTAGCCGTATCATATTTCATATAAATCACATCCGCCTTGGCTTGTCCTGTGCGACTTCCACAGGAGAGATTCGGGCATTTCAAATTGGATGTATGAGGAAGACGAGGATCTTGTTTTGTATATTCATTCACAAACACACGATACGATTCAGAAGCTTGTTCTTGAACACTTGTTTCCATTACAAGACCCTTTTTTTCATCCTCTTCATGACCACAATTTCGGCAAAATCGTTTTATAAGAGTATCTGTAACTTGATTCCCAGCTTCATCTTCCGTTGTCTCTGAAACTGTTCGAAGAGGCATATAATAATCGCATTTTGGGCACATATGATCAAGAAGTGACATGTTGGTTGATTCTACTTGTTTCCAGGTTTTTCATCCTGTTCAATTTTACCGCGGATTACTTATTCTAAGCAATCCGCTCTGATGGCTAGAGCAATAATGATAAGACGCTCCCAAGTCATGGCCCGCATATGCGGGCATGCTAAGGGATTTCTTACATTAAGCACTAGACGGTACGGCATGTACCGCGTAATCGCAACACCCATTCCATCAGTTGCGCATAATTTGTTCGAATAGACATTCCATAAGGAATCGACTGATAATCTTTATCTCCTTCTGCCATACGTTTCTCCAATCGTTTCACAAATCGCTCTAACATTCCTGGAATTCTGGCAATCAGCTGCGCTTGAAATAGTTGAAGAGGTGTTGGAAGTGGCGTTCCATTTTGAAGTTCTTCCACACGATGTAAACAATATCGTATACATGCCACTTCAACTGCGCACTTATATCGCGCGCATTCCTCATGTTTCAATCCATTGCTAAATCCAGGTTCATGGCGCAAAGGATTCTGATCCATTAAACTTTGAAGCGTCACAAGAATCGTTGAAATTCGCATAGTTGACGCCCATGGAGGTCCAGACCATGTTCCCAAAATGCTCAAACAACATTTTCCATCGATATACATATTTGGATGAAATCGTGTCCGTCCATCATGAGTATGAAAGGTTACTTTGGGTGAATCAAACGGAAATGTTTTCGGAAGTTCAAACCGATAGACCATTGGACAATCTTCATAAGGTGAATCGGCAGGTCCAAACACACACGCAACTCCCCATTGTATATCTTGCTCACAAGGAATATAATAAATTCCAGATTCTTGATACAATGGTTGTTGAAGCTCTGCTATATCAGCCAATAATCGTTTACTTACAGGACTTGTCATAAGAGACTATGAAAGAATTCTATTGTTGTATGTCCTCTGCGAGTTTAGGCCCAAAAAAGGAACTCGCGTTCCTGGTAGGATTTCTAGGGATGGAGGCCCGACCGCAAAAATTGACGCCGAAGCTTGGACCTATTTATGATAACAATCCTATCATGTCTACCGATTCTTACCTCGGAAGTAATCTCCACTCCTTCTTGGAAAAACGTCGTGTAGACGGACGAAGCGAATGCTCGATGACCGGTATGGGAGAAGCAAAAGGTAAATGGTTTATCAGTGATAGTGATTATCCTGCTTTCCTTGACCTCATGTATGACTATCTCGTCACACGTAATCTTCGTCCCAACAACTTCATTGAACAACGTAAACCTGATGGAACAACTCCTCTTCTCATCGATTTGGACTTTCGTTATCCCATCGAAAAGAATCTTGAACGTGCGTTTACACTTGATCACATTCAAGCATTCATTCTTGAAATTGTTCATGTGCTCAAGGAATGCTTCGATCTCAAGTCACGTTCTGAAACTGCACTTCGATTCTTCATCTCCGTTCGTCCACAACCCTATCAAGATGTAAAGTCATCCAAACGTGAAGTAAAAGATGGTATTCATATCACGTGTCCTGACTTTACGATCAGTCCTGATCACCAAGCGCTTCTTCGTTTCATCCTTCTCGAACGCGAATCTCTCAAACAAAGTTTCGCCGAAACTGGATACACGAACAAAGATGATGATGTTTTGGACAAGAGTATTATGAAGAAGAATGGAAATGGTTGGTTCTTCTATGGTGAATCGAAACCAAATATTCCTCCTTATCTCCTCCATCATATCTTCAAATACAATTGTAAATCTGGAAAGCTCTCTGCGGAATCTGTGGATAATTATGACCGTCGTGCTCTCATGAATCTCCTCAGTGTTCGATTTGAGCGTAAACCAGTTCTTACCATTCAAGATTCCAAGAAGGACTATGTTACGGAAATGCTTACAAAGATGAACGCACCAGTTGTTCAAGAGCAAAATCAAGCACAACTCGCAACTATCGCAACCTATAATGAGGCATTTGGAATGCTTCCTATTATCATGGATAGTTTCAATCAAATTGTAAGCACAGAAGATGAAATCGCACTTGCGAAACGACTTGCTACAGAATGTCTTAGTGAAGATCGTGCTGACAATTATGATACATGGATGCGTGTAGGATGGTGTCTCCGTAACATTGAGGCGAGTGATTCCATGTTTGATGTTTGGATGAAGTTCAGTAGTCGTTCTGGGAAAAGTGATGGAAACAATCAAGACCAACTTCGTCGTGAATGGACACGTGGAACCATGAAACGTATCAATGGCTCACCCAGTATCAAAATGGGAAGTCTCAAGATGTGGGCACGTGAAGATAATCCAACTGCCTATCGAACAATCATGGATGGTGATATCATCTCCTTCATCACGAAAACTGCCCTCACATTCCGTGGAGGCACTCACCACCACGTCGCAAAAATGATTCACAAACTTTATTACGATGTCTATAAATGCACTGTGGAAGGTCGTTCCAATGAATGGTATGAATTTAAAGATCATACATGGATGCCCATGCCTCATGGTCTTCTCATCAAAACAGTCATTACAGATGATATTACTCTCAAAGTGGATTCTGCTCGTCAAAGTCTTCGTGTCCCCGAAATCACACTCGCTCCTGAAGAATATCAAGAGAAACAAAAGCAATTCCAAGAAGCTGTGCTCAAACTCCTCAAACTCCAAGAAAATCTTTACAATGCCAACTTCAAGGATTCTGTGATGAAAGAAGCCGTTCAACTCTTCTATGATCCTGATTTCTACAAGAAGATTAATCAAAACCCATACCTCATTGGTTGTGCGAATGGTATCCTCAATCTTCGTGATACAGTCTTTGATGACTCTGGAAATCCTGTGCGATACAGACCTACATTACGTCCAGGAACCGCACAAGATTATGTAACACTCAAGGCAGGAATTACAGCGGATGGTAAGGACGCTGTTGAATATCATCCCTACGATCCAAATGATCCCAAACAGATTGAGATTATGGATTTCTTCAAGAAACTCTTTCCTGCGGAGGATCTTCGTGAATACGTCCTCACATTAGCAGCTGGTTGTTTAGAAGGTTCGAACAAGGAACAATGCTTCTATATTATGACAGGTTCAGGTGGTAATGGTAAATCAAAGTTCGTTGATCTTATGCTCAGTGTTCTTGGTCAATACGCAGGTTCACTTGCTTCTACTGCTCTTACTCGTAAGCGTCCTGAATCTTCCGCAGCCAATCCTGATATCATGAGTATCAAGGGATGTCGATTTGTAGAAATGAAGGAACCTGATGAAGGTGAACCTATTAACTCTGCGCGTATGAAGCAATTTAGTGGAGAAGATTTCGTAGAAGCACGTGGTCTCTTCAAGGATCAAGAGAAGTTCAAGATTACAGGAAAAATCTTCCTCGCATGTAATCGTATGCCACCTATCCACAGTATGGATGGTGGTACTTGGCGTCGTATTCGTGTCATTCCATTTGACAGTAAGTTCCTTCCTCATGGTGACCCTATGATTGATCCTTCACGACACATCTATCCACGTGATGATATGATGGATGAACGAATGAAGAGTTGGCGTATTCCCTTCTTCGCTCTTCTTGTCCATTATTACGAAACTCGTTATTGTCCCAATGGAATCAAATCTGTTCCTTCCGTTGTCATGCAAGCATGTGAAAACTACAAGGGTAGTTATGATACATTTGGTAAGTTCATCAAATCACGTGTCCGTCGTATTCCTGGATGGGAAGACGCACCTACTTACAAAAAGTTCTGGGCATGTTACAAGACTTGGCACGCAGACCAATCTGGTAAACGTCTATCTGAAAATGAAATGAAGATTCGTCTGAATGAACTCTATCAAGTTCCTGCGGACGGAAAAACATATCTCCACCTTCGTCTCTTCTACAGTGATGAAGAAGCAGAAGATTATGATAAGGAAATTAATGGTGATGATTCTTCATCAACTACTTCCTAGACCCGCGCGACCGTTAAGGTCCATATGATTGGAGGCATCATATGAATCTCTATGCTACTTTTTGTATGAGTGCGTAGATACAGATTGTAATTAAGAATAAGACTGCGAATGTAAAAAGACCTGCCTTATAATTTCCACCAGGAGACATCCAACGAACACCAACAAGTGTGGCGATCATAACTGTCCAACCAAACCAGAATAATAACAAGACTGCGTCTTGCATACTTGGAGCGATTTCTTCGTTTGGTGTTCCGTGCATAATATCTTCTAAGAAGGACTTGTCAGCTGCGTCGGATTTTCCACGGGTTGTCTGAATCTCTGCCAAAATACGGTCCTTCTTTTTTTGTAAATCACTGATTTGTCCATCTACACCATTGACTGTCTGTCCAGTCGCATTTGTAAGAGTATTTACTTTATCTCCTAATATGATTAAATCATCAAACTGTGCGCGCAAGCTTTGAAATGTTTCTTTATATTGCTGTGTTGCATTGCTGAAAAAATTCGTCGCACGGGCTGTATCTTGTGCTGTTCGACATTGTGATACATATGTTTGAAATGCCCTTGTTTGTGTTGTATTTGGTAAACATGTGGCATTTTTTTGATTTGTGGCCATTGTATCCCTCTCTATTGTTTATCAGGACATCTTGATTCAGTCCTACATGCCAGAATTGTTTATATCCTGAGCTGCGGATTGAATTGACTGGCCTGCTGATAGAATTCCTTGAGACACATCAGAAGCAAGTCCTTGAAGAGATTCGCATGTCGGAGGGGTAGGTGGTCCACCCATTTGTTGGAAACGACGACGATTCCAGAATCGTAAATCACGTGTCTTTCCAGTATATTGTGCGCGAACTGCTACTGTAAGAACAAGAGCAGTGACAATTAAGAGAGAAATACCATAGAATACACCAGATGGAATCATTCCTGTTCGTGACATGTAGAGCAATGGTGCGAGTAAAGTTAATCCAATAAACATGAGTTGAAAAAAGAATAATGTATCTAACTTGTTACTTGATGTCCATTCGTTGATTTCAACTTGACGCTTGGCTACTTGACTGTCATATGTGGCATTATTGGCATCCATCGCAGCTCTTGATAATACAGCCTCTTGAGTGCGATCCAAATCCTTATTACGAACATGATAATACATAATATTCTTAGTTGTATCAGTTGCTCGACCTAAATCACCATATACCTTTTCAAAGTTGTCGGAATGTTCCTTTGTCACGGTGTTATATAGCTGTGCCTTTCGGGTGGCTATGAACTGACTGAGCGCAGCAGGGTCATTTTTTAATGTATTCATCGCATTTGCCAACTCAACATCTTGAAGTTTTAACACGTCTCGAATATTTTGATCCAAACTCATTGGACAATTCTCTACAGGTGGTGTAGATTCTTGTCTTTTCATGATACGAAAATAAGAGTTATCTTCGTATCTTTTATTGTTGTTTGTGTAGGAATTAAGTGCGGGCAATATAGAAAATCATTGATAAGGCAACAATGTTTAATACACCATATAATGTCAATAAGTTCGTATTGGCCTTATTCTTTTCAATTGTATAGTCTACCATACGCTTATGTAAATCAGCCGCCGCGGATTCACGATTCAAAATTGTATTATGTTCAGCCAATTGTGTTTGACGCGCCTTGAGCTTGGCATTCAATGAATTGATTTCAGTCTGGAAACGTGAAGAAATAGAATAACGATATTTGGAAATTCCATTTACGATTTGTGTTAAATACACCAACTTTTGATTTAATTCACGAACAGTTGTAAGCTTAGACTGAACAGTATCAACTGCTTGTCCACGAAGACTCGCATCGGAAACACTTGTAAGAAAACTGTCCAAAGCAGAAAAGTATCTGGCTTCATAGAAACAATATTCAGCTTTGATAGCAGTTTGCATCGCATTTTCCTTTGTCACAAACACCTTCAAAGGATCCGCCCCTTCGGGAGCTCCAAAAGGATTACTGGCCAATTCAGATACTTTTCCTGGCTCAGCAATACGACCTTGTGTAACAAGTTGTTGAACATAGGTTTGAACAGTTTGATCCGAGGCAAGCCCGTTTGGCATTGATGGTAACGAGGCAGGTAAGATACCATTTGTAAATGTTGCTCGTAACTCTGTCGGTGTAAATGCAGGAATAGACGATGTTCTTCCACAAAATGTGCTCATGAAACACTCCTATCTAGTCATCGTTTTTTCACATGATTCAAATAATTATGAAACACTCTTTCCCATAGCACCACTATAGGCTAAAATAGACAACACTGCGCCTACAAAGGATATCCCACCAAGAACGGCATAGAATCGTGAATCCGTGAAAAATGAACCCATCCCTTCCGTAGCGCCCATTCCTACATCCCATACACCGCCAGATACAGGTGCGAAAAACTCCTTCATCATAAGTCCACTAAAAAACAAACATAATAATCCAAATCCAACTAAAAATGGAATTGAGTATAATTGTAGTGGCTTTGTAAATCCAAGTCGACCAGAAAATCCTTGGTAATAACTAATATCTTTACGGGGTGTTTCAATGTCATGTTGTCGGGCTTTGGATGTTTCCAAATCTTGTTTGACATGATTGTATTCCTTTTCTAAATTTGCGGTTTCATCACGAAGAGTTCCTACTTGTTTAAGTTTTGCTTCTAAATCACCACTTGATGTCATATTCTTGATAGCATTTGAAAGATTCCGATTTAGTTTGACATGTTCCTTTTCATCACTAGCTAAACGTGTAAATGACATTTGCGCTTGTGTATAATTGGGATCACTAGCCGGGTTTGTTGAAATTCCTGCTGAATTTGTAAAACGTTGAATCGCTGCGTTCATATTTCCCACAAGATCTTGAATATTTTTATCAGATGTTCGTTTAAAAATAGCATCTTTTTGTTGTGTATATGTCTTTTTCACTGAATCCCATGACATGGTGAATCCGAACCTCTATTAGACCTATACGGATTATAGTTAGTATAGGTTGCGCTGCTACACCTAATTCATTTAGGTGTAGCTCTAGGGGGCGCAGACACGATATTTTACATATTCACCTGCTGTTGGCGAAGCCGCCGTAATTTTTACAATATCAAGAGGAACTAATCCAAGACAACGTGCGACCATATCATTATGAAACTTGATGATTGGAAATTGCGTCTTACTTCGACAATACCATTCCTTCAAAATGGCTGCGTGTTCTTCATGTGGAACTACTTCAAACTTTGGTTGAAGCATATGCTTCATGGGATTACTTACAAGTCGTGGCATATGGAAGAACTGAATACGGAATTTGTGTTTCGACCAGGCCTCCAAAGCTCCCTTGTCGTATGATTCAGTGTCTTCTCCATGACTTTTGGACATGTATACAACAATCACTTCGGTGGTTTCTGGATTCAAACTATGAAGCATCGTTGCCTTTTGTGCCTTTGATACACTTTCCGCAGGTTCTTCTAACAATCGTCGAACAAAGTCACCAGATCCCACCGCAGGTTTAATATTCGTAAATACATATTCAACAATTGCTTCCTTATTCGGATCTGTGCGATGCTTTAACGTCATACGAAGAGCCTCGGGAGTATTTGCAAATTTGTTTAATTCAGGTCCAATCATTTTACGATATTGACTTCCATCATATCCACGATGGGGAAGTTCAAGCAGATCGAGAATCGTTTTACGAGATTCGATCAGAATATGGTCAAAAGATGTTGTTTCCATAGTGTCTCTACTCTATCCTTTGGCGAGTTTCACTTTCAATTTTTAGGCGCTTAACCCATCTTAATTACTTTTAAAGAGGCACTTGATTTGTATTCTTGTGGAGCCTCCTCATTTTGTTCTTCAAATCCTTGACGTCCACCATTCATTTGTTGTTGCTGTTGTGGTGGTCCCCAAGAAGGCTGTTGATAGGATTGTTGGTATTGCTGTTGTTGTGGTTGTTGTTGTTGTTGCCAACGTGGCTGAGAGGGCGATCGTCGTTGTCGTCGAATAGGTTGTTGGTAACCACCCATTTGTCCTTGCATAGGTGGTGGTTGTAAGGAACGTGTCGCATCCGCTGGCACAGTTAATCCTTCCATTTGAAGAGCTTGTTCACTTGTATCAATATTAATAATAGGCGCACCATCATCTGCGGTTGCGATTACCCCTTCTCCATTAATTGTATTTGCGACTGGAATATTTGTAATTGGTTGTGTTGGTTGGATTGGTCCAAATGAATTGGGTGCCAATTGAATTTCCTGTGCCTCTATATTCATTGCTTGTGGTGATGGAGTCACACTTGCTATCTCCGCTTGATAAGCACTTCTTGCTTCATCATTGAGTGTCGCCAAGGTCTTTTGAATATCCCCTGCCGTTGGCAAAGCAACTTGTTTGACCAACTCTGGAACATGATGTGATGGGTATACAATGGGTTGTAAGGTTTGATTTGTAGCTGTCGCTTCC